TGGTGCCGAACTGTGTTCCTAAAGAGGGTTACGATTATCCGCCTGAAGTTGAACTTATGTTGCTAGATGAGAAGATTGAAGGACTTGTTAAGAAAGCAGACAAGTCTGGTATCTCATATGGTATTCTAAAGAAAGTATACGATAGAGGTATGGCGGCGTGGAAGACAGGACACCGCCCTGGCACAACACCACAGCAGTGGGCGTTTGCTAGAGTTAACTCTTTTATCACTGGTGGTAAGACTAGAACTACTGGTGATGCAGACTTGTGGAAACAAGCAAAGGGACAGAAAGAAGAAACTGAAGTAAAAGAAAGTAATCAAATGGCTCCTTCTAAACCTATCATCTCATTCAAAGAACATTTGCATTGTGGAACAGAAGATTGTTGTCAAGAATGCAAGACTGCAAGTTTAATAGAATCAAACGAATATCGTGTTGGTTCTGAGAAGTACTACGAGTTCTTCCAAGAGAAAAGAGTTGAGTATAAGTCTGGAGAGTTTAATCCTACAGGGTTCAATAAGGAATTGATGGAAGGTGATATCGGTAAGTATGCAGTCTATGAGGGGGAGAATGTTCCACTAGATTGCCCAATGATGGAATCTGAGTATCAAGGTAAGGATGTTGAACTAAATAAACCTAAAGCGGGTGGGCCTAAGAAATACTATGTCTATGTCAAGGACCCATCATCTGGAAATATCAAAAAGGTATCATGGGGTGATACAACTGGATTAAAAATCAAGTTAAATGACAAAGAGGCAAGAAAATCATTTGCTGCAAGACATGATTGTGCAAATAAAAAAGATAAGACAAAGGCAGGATATTGGGCATGTAACATGCCGAGATATGCTAAACAACTTGGTTTGTCTGGTGGGGGCAACTTCTTTTGGTAAACCCATATGATGACCAAAGACACGAAGATACAATACTGAGAACTTTTAGTGAGTCTGTAGATGAACAAGAGTTAATCTGGCACAGAGATAAAAGGACAAGAGAAGTATCTGTCATATCTGGTATAGGTTGGAAATTACAAATGGACAATCAATTACCAGAAGAGATGTCAAAAGGAAAACTATACAGGATACCTAAGATGGAGTATCACAGAATAATAAAGGGAACGGGTCAACTAGTTCTTAAAATTTGGGAAGAAAAAAATGACTAGATATACTAAAACTATGACTGAAGCTCTTCAAGAGGTTCGTGAGGGATTGGATGAAAAGTTTCAATCTAGAGGGTATACCACTAAACAAGTAAAAATGGCAATCGGTATTGCAAACGACCCACGTTACAAAGGTGGTAACTATAGTGGTGCAGTAAGAACGATTGAGAAAATTAAAAAGGGATTGGCAGACCACCCACAGGTTGCTGCTGTTCTGAAAAGACTAAACACGGACTATGACCCAGAGGTTAAAGAGATGTGTTCATGTGATTGTGATTGTAAAGAATCAATATGTGAGTCATGTGGCAAACCTAAAGATGTAAAAGAATCATCTAAGGCAAAACGTGATGCAATGAGGGCTATGGGTAAACGTGGTATTGACCCTGCTGACGTTGATGACGTTGCAACTGATGCTGATCAGAAGTCTGCTGGTAAGAATATGGTTACACAGTTGCGTAAAGCTATGGATACACGAGGTAACTTTTCTTTAGAATTCCAAGACGGCAAGAAACAAAAAGTTGATTCTAAGATTGTTGATACTCTACTAAAAGCATACGACATGATTCGTAAACCACGAGACAAAGAAAAGTTTGTCGCTATGATTTCTAAGTCGTATCGTGATATGTTGAACACTACTAAGATGGTCTCAAAACAACTTAGAATGGGTGAAGAAGTTGAACTTGATGAGAAGTATGACTTATATCACAAGACATTCTCTGCTGCAATGCAACATGCATATGACTATGCAAAAAAGAAACTTGGAATTGAAATTGACTCAGATGAAATAGATGATAAAGTTGCAATGGGGCCTCGTAAACCATCATCAGGAAAAACAAACAAATATCGTTTGATGGGTATGGATAAAAAAGGAAAGTCTAAAGGTGTACAAATTCAAGTTGCAAATCTTGACAATAAGAGATATGAACTTAATATGTACAAAGAAGAAGTAGAAATTACAGACGCTTTGGTTGAAGGCATGAAGATGAACGACCCTAAGTTGCTTCGAGTTTTTGATAAACTGAAGAAAGGTTCTACTGTTAAAATCAAACACGACTCTACACTAGAGAAGGGTAAAGATTTTATTGAGTATATTGTCAAGTCTAAGAATATGGTTCGCAGAGGTACAGTAGAAAAGATTACTATGGCAAGAAAAGATAGTCCTACTAGTGCCAAAAGATACTTGTATAAAAGAGATGGTAAGGTTACAATGGCTTTCGGAGATATGGCAGTATCGCCTGTAGATATCAAAGAAGGTATTGAACCAATTCAGTGGCCATCACAACCACTACCAGAAAACTTTGAACCACACATGATGTACGACCCTAAAACTGGTAAAGGTTATAAGGCGAATACTATGGATGACCATCTTAAAATGAAGAAGATGGGTTATACACACGATAAGCCTGAAGTAAAAGAAGAAGAAGAACCCAAGAAACCAGATTCTGCTAAAGAGGTAGAACAGGGGCGTGATGATAAGAAGAAAACTCGTATCGCACAGTTGCAGTTGCAAATCGCAAAGGCGCAAGAAACTATTAACAAGATGAATGCACAGGAGAAATAATATGCCCAAGTATCTTAAAACAAAAGAAGGTAGTCTAGAACAGGCTGTGCTTGAGGCAGTTTCCCCTGCTCAACAAGCTGCAATCGCTATCTCTAAAAAAGAAAAGGGTGAGAAACCCAAAGACGAAAAGGATGAGAATAACTACATCCATGCTGCAAAGATGGCAAAAGAAAAAGGTGACAAGACCTTTACTATCGGCGGTAAACAGTATGACGTTGAAGAAGTTCTGAAAACAGAAACCAATAAAAATGATAAGTCTGATGACGGTGAAGGTTTGGACGCAGTTCAACCTAAAGCAGTAAAGAAGAAGTTTGCTGACCGTAAAGACAAAGATATCGACAACGATGGTGATGTTGATGACTCTGATAAGTTCTTGCACAAAAGACGCAAGGCAGTTTCTAAGTCTATGAAAGAAGATACAGTTGCTGATTCTGTTCGTGCAATGTGGGAAGCGGCCGCAAAGAAAGCAGATGGTAAGACTGAAGAAGATGATGATGAAGACGAAAAGAAAAAGACTATCAAAGGTGGTGATACCACAATGACAGGTAAACCTATGTCTAAAGTTCAAGTCTCCCCAAAAGAGAAGGACTAATAAATGAAAAGTCTTGTGGAACTTACAAAGATTTCAGAAGAAGAACTTCCACAAATCTATTGTGATATGGATCAGGTTATCTGTAATTTTATCGGTGGTTATGAAAAACTTACAGGTAAGAAGTTCGATAAGACTGACAAAGAAGAACGATGGGATGCAATTACGTCCAAGAAGGATTTCTGGGCGACACTTGATTGGATGCCTGGTTCTGAAAAGATGTGGAAATTTATTAATAGATATAAAGCAAACATCTTGTCTGCATATTCTAACAGGGATGCGAACAGTAGACCTGGCAAGAAGAAGTGGTTAGCAAAAAATGCAAGACCTACTGGTAGGATTCATTTGGTGCAACGTGCAGATAAACAGAAATATGCCACGACAAGCGGTAAACCCAACATTTTGATTGATGATTATCTCAAAAATATCAAAGAATGGGAGGCTGCCGGTGGTATTGGGATTCATCATACATCCCCCAACAACACTATTTCTCAGCTGAAGAGAAATGGATTTAGATAAATAAAAGAGAAATCTTTTAAACAAGGAGAAAGACTATGGCCCTATGGGGAAACACAGATGCAGATGAAGCAAAACCAAAGTGGCTCACTGCTGACCAAAAGACTAACGTGTTTGCAACCAATAAAGGTTGGACACAATTAAATGGCAAAGGACTTGAAGAAGTTATTTGTGCAATCGGTGGATTGTCAGGTGCATTAAATGCTGCTGATATTACATCAGTAAAATTTGTACAGACATCTTTTGCTGCTGGTTCAAGAACAATTTCTGTTGATGTAACATTCAACGAAAAAGTTGTTGTAACTGGTACACCAAGACTTGTAGTAGATAACGCTAACAACTCTACTGATGGTAACGGAGATTACACACTAGACTACGCAAGTGGTACAGGTACTAACAAGTTGAGATTCACTAAGGCTTCTCAGACTGTTTCTGCAACAGACGTACTTGCAATCGGTGGTGGTTCACCATCTGCTACAGCAGTAACACTTAACGGTGGTACTATTACTGGTGTTGATGGTGATAAACTTGGTACAATCACAATCGCTACTGCGA